CTTACTAACCCCGATAATAACCAAGTCTATCTAGGTATTGTCAACTCGGATAATGGAACAGTGCTAGTACCGAGTGGTACTCTAGCCACCTACGAGAGTACAGGGACTTTCCAGTACCTACTCGAGAGTAACCAGACTGCTATTATGGGTAACTACCAGGTCAACTGGACTTATACCATTAGTGGAACCGCTCGTCAATACCAGGACAACTTTGTTATCGGTGATCAAATGCCGTACTGGCAGAACTTGACCTATGACCAGCGTCAACTGGCAGCAGGTATTGTTCACCGTATTGACAAGAGTTTTGACTCTACTAGTGGTGGTCCTTACCTTCAAGAAATGCAGCAGAGTGGATTCAGTATCTACGAAGAAGTGGCCTTCATGATGAGTACAGAAGCCATTGACTACTGCAACTTTGAATTCCAACCCATCTTTCAACCGAGTTATGAAGTGGGTAATAATGCAATGGCTCCATGGCCCAGTAACTACTATGGAGTTCTTGCTACTCAAACTTATGCTCACTTCTTAAAGCATATTGCTCGTAACTACATTGAACAACCCGCCCCTCAAGGCATGACGGCTGCATGGATGGACCGTAGAGACTACTACAACCGTTGGTGGACTCTCTACACCTTTGAAAAAGAGATTGCCGACAAGCAGCTAAGACAGATGAAGCGTCAATACATGGTGGGTAGTAAGCGTAGCCTATTGGTTGCCGGTGGACTTATTCCTAGAATGTTTGTTAATCCGAGTAGGCCTCACTATATGTATGCAGCAGTTAATGCCGGCGGTATCTAATGAGTATGGGATGGGTAGACCCAACTACTAGTCCTATTGACCCTAGTCCGGGTCCAGTAATCCAGCCCTCTGGATTATATCAGACACTGCCCTATCAGAATGAAAGTCCTCTTCTTGTAGTCAAGCAGAGAGAGGGTTGGACTCAAACTGATCAACAGAGATTCCATGATGAAACTTTACAGTGGTTTGGTGAGGAATGTGTAGTGAGACTTCTTTGGCGTGCAGAAGATGCTGCAGCCGGATTAGTTACCTATTGCCTTACCTGTCAGGATAGTCCTAACCCCAGTAGTCCCAACGGTACAGTTCAGGCCAGAGCCAGTAAGGTCTATAGACAGACCGGTAACAGTTACTGCCCTGATTGCTATGGAACTACCTTTACCGGTGGTTTCCAACCCATAGCCTATCACCTATATATGTTGGCCAGTGATACTCCAGATGTTCGTAGAGATCTAAGTACCGGTCAGTTCTGGACTCAAAATCCCCGAGTACAGTTCTCCTGGTATCCTCAGATTCGTCAGGGAGATATTGTATTTAGAATCAACTCTTGGAACAATGGAATCCCTACCAGTTGCAATGAAGTGTTCCAGGTCAGTAATGTGAGTCCGGTCACCATTCGTACAGGTCCTGGTCCTAGTGCTCAGTACCCTAACCGAGTAGGCACTACACAACCCTATGCCAATACTACAATTATTGTAAATCAGCAGGCCACCCTAGAAAACCTCTGGCCCGGTCACCCCTACTACTCGGTTCCATTCGTATAATATGCTACTGCCCTCAAGTATAACTAGTCAACTTGCTAGAAGAGCGGTAGAGATTGCTCAACAACTAGCTCCCAAAGATACTGGTAGTGGAGCAGCTGCTATATCTCCAGTTAGTGGTCCTGGTCAAATCGGTATGAACCTTCCGGGTCACATGTTTCTACAGAATAACGGTACAGCTCCCCACATCATGAGAGAGTTGGCTGGAAAGACTATTCCTATTAGAACTCCTAGTGGAGAAATAGTTTTTAGAAGTGCAACTTCCAGTAATATTGGCCGTAATAAAATTACAGCTCGAAATGAAAAAGGTCAGATTGTTACCACCAAGATCACTTGGAAGAATCCAGGTATCAAGGGTCAACACTTTGTAGAACAGGGTATTCAGCAGGCAGTACGTGAGTGGGCCAGTACCACTACAGGCTCTAGTGTTATTCGTATGCTAGACGAAACTGATCTCAAGTTTCTCATGGATGCCATTAGAGAGGTTCGTTAGATGTTTATAACTGCAGTTAAGATTGCCATTGTAGAGGCATTGGTGGCCGGTTATAGAGCACTGAATCCTACAGGAACTCCTAACCTAACCGGTCAGTTCAATCTACCTCAGGATACTACTCTAGACCTAACTCCCAATAGTGTTACTATTGAGTATCCACTAGAGGAAGTTCAATGGCCTGCTATCTTTGTTCAATTTAGACCCACTACTACCAAGTGGAGTGGTCTATACCCCGATACCTATGTCTACCCAAGTGGTAGTACTATCTCGGGAAGTCAAGCCGCCATCTCATCCAGACAGGGTTACTTTGAGGGCAACATCGATCTACAGATCTTGGCTATACACTCGGAAGAACGAGACCGCTTACTAGATTCACTCTACAACCTAGTACTCATGAATCCCGGTAACCCAGGAAGTAATGCCTTTTATAACAGTATCAATGCAAATGATTTAATCGGAATGACCCTTCTCCAAGGCACTGTAACCAGTCTCGGAGATACCGTTTCACCCTCAACCCCGTTTAGCCCCGAAGAATTGACCTATGAAGCCAGTATAAGAATCCAATGTGTTGGAGACTTCTATGAAAGCAAGTTTGCTTTTGGTCTGCCTACACTTACTTCTGTAACCTTGAGTGGTAGTCAGAACTACGTGGTATTTTCTGGTTAACATTGTAACTTTTCTTTTAACTAATACAAAGTACCTGTAAGGAGCAATTTCTATGGCCGTCAATAACTATCAGAATCCTGGAGTTTACGTAACGCAAGTTACTAACCCATCACTGAGCACCGCTAATTCTACTTCACTCAACATCTGCTTCCTAGCCAATGCAAGTGGCAACAATCCAGTAGCTCCACAAACTGACCGTTTTCTAGTGGTTTCAGGCTCTACTACAGCCAACTCTTTTGCGCTAACTCAGAGCGGAGTTGTTACTAGTTCTTTAGTAGTGACCAACAACACTACAGGTACTACACTTGTAAGTGGTACAGACTATAGCTTCACTACTACAAGTGGAGTTACTACAATCACTACCATTACCGGTAGTACCAACATTGCTGCACTTGGTGGAGCCGGTTGGATTGCAGCTAACTACAACTATGCTAGTGCAGTTCCTGGTCAGACCTATAAGTTCTATAGCTTCAATAGTGTTCAGCAGACCTTTGGTCCAGCATTCAACTTTAATAGCACTACAGGTGCAGTGAGTATTAACAGTCCTGCAACTCTTGCCGCTTGGCTTGCTTTCCAGAATGGTGCTCAAGTTGTAAGTTGCCAGAACATTATCTCAGCTAGTGGTAATGCCGGAACCGAGCAAGACTTCTTGAATGCCGTACAGGGACTTACTAATGTTCCCGGTATCGATGTCATTGTTCCTCTAAAGTATGACACTACCTACAATACAGGAACTACAGGAACTCTTTTTGCAGGTCTCAATAGCTTCCTAATTGCTCAGGCCTCCAATGGAGTATTCCAACGTGCATTCGTTGGTATGGACTCTACAGTGACCAGTGCCAACCTAATTAGTACGGTTAGTCGTATTACTACTAGTTTGGCCGGTGGTAGTGCAACCAGTGGAACTCGTATGACGCTTGCTGCTCCTCAGCAGATTAATATTAATCCAGGCCTAAATAGCACTACGGGTATTAGTACCGGATATATCACCATTGATGGTTTCTACTTGGCTGCAGTTCAAGCCGGTCTATTTACAGGCCAGCCTGATGTATTCGTTCCAATTACCCACAAGGTAACTCAGGGTATTCAGAGTATTCCTAACCAGATTAGTAGCCAGGACAGTACAACTCTACAGAGTCTAGGTGCCTGTGTTGTTCGTCAACGTGCAAATGGACAGATTTATGTTCGTCACGGTTTAACGGTTAATACCACCAACTGGTTGACTCAAGAAATCTCAATTAATGCTATTGGTGACCGACTTAGTAACAATATTCAAAAGAGTATTGACAACAGTGAACTTATCGGTAGTCCTCTAACTACGGGTACTCTTGCAGCACTACAGAGTACAGTTCTAGCCACTCTAATGCGTTCGGTTAATACTAACCTAATTCAGAGCTACCAGAACCTTACCTACGCGATTAGTCCTACTAATCCCACTACAGTTAATGTGAGCTTCCAATACTCACCTACTGTGCCTCTAAACTACATTAATGTGACCTTAAGTATTAATAGTCAGACCGGTCAAGTAACTACATCCAGTAATACTGGTGCCGGTGTAATAGGCTAGGAGAAATAATAAATGGCAACCTCAAATTTTCGTGTAGGTGGTGGGTATACTTCCATTAATTTTAATGGGAAACCCCTACTATATGTCGACCTTATTCGTGAAACTGCACCACGTCCAGTAGCAGCACCTCAGGCTATCCAGCCCATTGACTCACCATATCCAATCGAAGTAGCTTTCCCAGCTGCACTTGAAGCCGGTACACTAGAAATTACTTTCCGTGAAGAGTGGGGTGCAGAAGTTTGGGCCTACCTTCCTGGTGCCGGTTTCCAGAATGCTAATGACCTCCTAGATGTATTTAAGACACAGTTAACTGGTTCAGCACTAGGCAATGACTGGACTGTCACCAAGACCATTAAGTTTCCTGGTGGATCTGGTTCACGTATTATTACCTATATGGGTATTGTAGTTGTTAATGTTATGGTTGACGAAACAGTAAACATTGGAACAATGACATTCCCCAAGAGTGTTCAGATGATGTATCTACGTCGTCAAGAATCACAAAATGTTAATGCCAACTTTGGTGGCACACTACCCACTTATAATTAAGTTTAAGAAAGGAAAGAAACTATGCCTGCTCGTTCAGTAGTAGTTCAATTGCAAAATGGAGTCGGACAAGCCATTCTTCCCGACCACCGTAAGATGTTGCCTGGAGTTCAATATGTTATTGACTGGGACACTTTTGAGAAGATCTCAAATGGTGCTCGTCAAAATGTAATCCAGGTTGTATCAATCAACAATGACTCAAGTAACCTTCCAAGTACTTTTGTCCCAGCTCAGACCCAGACCGGGAGTAATAACTTCCTCAACATTCAGTCTGCTCTAACCACCACTAGCACCACTCCATTCTCATGGCAGGCTGCAGGATTTGCTGCACAAGGTGTTGACGGTAACGGAGCTGTTGGTGTTGGTCCTACTACCTATGTAGAGCTTGGTAGTGCTCTTATTGGTCCAGCCAATGAGCGTTACGAATATGTCTTCAACGGTGGAGCCACTGTAGCCAGTGGTGGAGTTGCTGTATGGCTTGATGAAAATAACCGAGTTATTACCAACAACCGTCCGGCCTACAACGTATTTGTTGATGGTCAGGGCACCCAGTTTGTTCAGAGTGTTAATGTTACCGGTGCACTAATCAGTGGCCAAGTTTCAATCGGTACCAAGCAAGGTCGTTTCGCTGGTGTTCCAGTGGTCACCATTGCTAGTGGTTACTTTGGTTGGATTCAGACCGAAGGTTTCTGCCCTTACCTTACCGTAAGTGGTGCAGTAACCGCTGGAGCCACTCTTGCAGTTGGTGGTGCCGGTGTTGCTGTTTCTCAGGCCGGTGGTAGTGAAGTTATTACAGGTATTACTGTTAGTGGTACTGCTCTTAGTAACAACGTATTTGGTACTGCACTTACTGCAGCCACCAATGGTGCACTCACTGCAGATCTTCGCTCAGTATCAAGCAAGATCAAGTACAAGAGATTCCTTAACAAGAACTAATTAATACACTATAATAGTGGTAGATGCCTTGTGGGCGTCCTAGACCCGGGAGTATTAATGGCAAAAAATAGTACATCAAGTGTAAACCCCCTAGGTGCAGAACGGTTTCCGGATCAATGGAAAGATCGTTTCGAAGGCCTTCTGTACCTGGGGTACTTGCACAAAGAAGTAACCAGTATCCCGTTTCACACTTTCGTAGTAAGAACATTAACGGTCAACGAAAAGCTCGAAATCTCGTTGGCTACCAAAGAATATCAAGACACGCTTGGATATGGTAGGGCGTATCGGGCGGCAGTGGTTGCTGCAGGTCTCGAAAGTGTTGACGGTCAGGAGCTCATTGCTTCTGTTAAAGGCACTAATATCTTTAGGCAAAAGTTCGAGTATGTGATCAACAGTTGGTATGATGGAGTCATCGATCTTCTCTATATGGAGATTGACGCACTTGAAGGCCAGGTACTAAAGGTTCTTCAAGAACTTGGCATCTATGCATCTAACAAGGATGATACACCTATTTTCAAGGATGAAAAAGGTACAGGTGACGACCCAAAAGATGGGAAGTAGATCCTTACGTTCTATACCACTCTAGGTTGGCCTATGAACGGGGTCTACTATCCGGTTGTGATCTCAATAAAGTACAAGAAGAAATCCTTGTAGTCTATCTTCTTCATAAGCAGAGGCGTGAAACCGAACTTGAAGAAACTCGCTTTGAACACCAATTGCTCATTCACAGACCCGAGGTCTATAAAGAGTATATGGCCAGTAAGGAAGCCAAGCTTGAAGAAAATCTTGGCTATGACGAGATTCAATGGATGGCCCCTGAAGATGCCGCTGAAGCTCGTGAACTGCTAGATACCATTGCACAAGCTCACCAACAACTCGTTCTCGATGAAGATGAAGAAGAGAGTTTTACAGCCGATCTAGCTGCTCTACAACACTTCCAGGGGATTGATATCGCTCTATTAGGAGATGAAGAAGATGGCGTCTGACAATATTATGGGTCCAGAGGACATAATTGCCTCTGTAGGAATTGAACTCAATAATATTGAAAGCTCAATTGCCCAGGCACAAACACTGGCTGGTGAGATTGGTGACTGGAGTAAGAACACTGAGGCCTGGGGTAAGAGTATTGCAGATGTCAATACCATTCTTAGTCAGACCAGTGAACAGTTAGAGAAGCAGGTTGAAGCTCAACAAGAGCTAGTTGCCGGTCAAGAGCAACTAAGAGACATCGGTGCTGTAGCAGCACAAAATGCCAAGAACATGGCCGATTACTATCGTGATCTTAGCGGTGTACTCAATAATATGGCCGGTAATCTCAATATCGTTGGAGCTCTAGGGGCCACTGCTGGATTTGGTGGTGGAGGAGCCATGGGTAGTGGCAATAATGGCCCACCCATAATGCTCGGTAATCCCGAAGACGGACTAACTCAAGAAGAAGCAATGCCTAGTAGTGCTGCTGGAGGTCTTGGTGGAGGTAACTTATTCCAGAGTGTTATGATGGGCATGACCGGTAGAACTAGAGGTAGTGCTGCTGGTGCAGGTAAGGGTAAAGGACCCTTAAGTGAAGAAGAGGCCATTGCTGCTGCTAAATTTGGCAGAGTCAAAAACCTAATGAATATTCCCTACTACTTACCGGGTGGTAAAGCCTCACTTGCTGCTCGTTATATTGATAGAGCTTCAGGTGGTAAACTTAGTAATTGGGCTCAAAATCAACAATGGATTACCGGTAAGGGTGATGTTAGTGCTGCACAAGCGTCATTTGAAGAAGCCGGTGGTACTGGAAATTATTTAGCTGCTAAAGGTATGGGTGCTAGTGAACTAGCAGAAGCCGGTATTGCAGGGGATGCAGTTGCAGCCGGTGATGCAGCAATGCTTAGTGGTGGAATAATGGGAGTGGCAGCAGTAGCAGCTCCAGTAGCAGCTGTAGCAATTGGAGCCTATCAAGCATATAATGCCTATGCCACTTATGAGCAGCAAGGGCAACTCTTAGGCTCACTTACCGGTAATACCAATTCGGGTAAGATGGTGGGCATGGAAGCCAACACCTGGTTTGATACCTTATTTAACCCTCGACTGAGTTATGGTGCCATGAAAGATATTATGACAACCGGACTTGCTGCTGGTTATCAGGGTAATGTCGGCTATGGTGGTGGAGATTATGGAACCGGTCTACTCGGTGCCTATACAGGTTTTGCAGCTGGAGCCTATCAAAATTATGGTCAGAGTTCCCAAGACTCAATGGCTATGTTTCAAGCAGGGGTTATTCAAGCTGGAGCAAGTGCAACTCAATTAACTGATGCCTTAAGTAGCCTAGCCAATGTTAGTGCAACTACTAATACTAGTTTTACAGTTCTTAAAGAAAACTTTACTAGCTTCCTAAACACCATTACTGGACTAGGTGGAACCGGTAATGCTGCAGTACAATTGGCCACTGCCAATGCACTAACTAATGCCAATAATCCTCTCTTAAGTGGAGCAGGAAGTACAGCTAGTATGCTTCAAGGCACTGTAGGGCAGGCCTTGGCTGCTAACCAAATGGGTGTATCTTATACTCAGATGTATAACCTAAGCCAGACTGCAGGAGGTCTACAGAAAGAAGCAGCAGCAAGTAATGCTGCATTTCTCAACATTCTTAAAAATATGGGACTCTATCCCGGTATGCCCAATCTTAACGAAGCAGTTGGCAGTCTGGCCTATGCTCTACCTACAATTCTTACAGAGCTCGGAATTCAAAATCCCAAGAAGGGTCCTTGGACAGAAGAAACTGCTGTAAACTATGTTATTCAAGCACTATCTAATGGTGGTACAGGAGAAAGTTCTGCTAACGGTAGTGTCAAGAGTGTTACCGGACTTATTAATACATTAACTGGTGGTAAGTCAGGTTCTGCAGGTACAGCTAATGCAGTTAATGCTATAGCAAGTCAACTTGGTGGTTCAGCTAGTATGGTTAGAGATAGTAGTTATGCAGAAGTAGATATCAATGGTAACTGGGAAGCATTAAATTATATAAATAATTTAAGTTCAAGTCAACAACAACAAGTTCTTTCTGCAATGCTTCAAGGTCAGGATAAAGTTAGACTTGGTAATTCAACTCCATTCTCAACCCAAGGCTCTGCAACAACCCTAGGAACTCTTTTTAAGAATCAAACACTTCAAGGCATAAATAATGGTTCAGTTACTCAAGGTCAAATGCAAATAGAACTAGGGCCCAAGGCCGCAGCATTATTCCAACTTGTTCAGAATCCACAGGGACTTAGCAATCAACAGATTAAATACTTGGCAAGTCAAGGACTCAGTGTTAATACTGGGCAAAGGTCGGGTTATAGTATCTAATGGTCGATACAGCCACCATCACACTGGGAAACGCTCTTACTGTCAATCTCCCGTATAATCCCAATAATACCACTTGGGAGTATGACCTTAATCGTCAAATTATGGATACTAAGGGTGGACGAGTAGTACAGATTCTTTCCACTAATGTTCAGCAGATGAATGTTCAAGGAGATGCTGGTAGTCGGCCTAAACTATTAAAACTATTTTCTGATATCAAAGCACTACAAGCAGCACAAATTCAACAACAAAATAGTGCAAGTCTAGTTATTCCTGCAGCATTTGCAGAAAATGGCTCTATTGCACTTGATGTCTATATTCAAAGTATCAATATTGGATGGGACCCTACAACAGTTACTTATCCCTATAATATGGTACTACAGGTTGAAGATTCAGCCAATTATGGAGCATTGGGCTCTAATATTACAGCCGCTGTTTTAAATGGACTAAGCACTGCATTTGGTTATTCACCTACTATTGGTCAAACTGTAAATGGTCAATTGAACCTTACTTACCAAGGTTTGCCTGCCAATCAAGTGCTTTCAATTGCACAACTCTCCACTATCCTTGCACCCAATACTAGTTATATACCCTCTACTAGCTATACTCCTAGTGCTAGTAATACAGCCATTAATGGAGCGTTTGGAGTCTAATGAATACTAATAATAATATTGCTGCTAATTGTGCTATCTCACAACCTATTCTTTATCCTGAGCAGGAAGTAATCCAATTCAATGGATTTGCTTGGAGTAATTCTCTGGGTATGATTATCCAGAGCACTAATATACCCAATCTCAATCCCGACCAGTGGCTAGGAAATCAAAACTAATATGGTACTAGCTCAAAAACCCATTACTAAACCAAGTCTTGATAGTGCTAACTCTGCTACTATTACTGTAGAAGGTAATGCTTTAATTTCTCTGTCTACCCAAGATCAAATGGGTAACCTTGTTACTTCGGGTTACGGTGTATGGCTTACTGGTTTTAGTACAGGTATCCAGACTCAATTTACTAGTAATCAAGTTCAAACTGGTATTGCTTGGAGTCCCATTCGTCGTAGTGAGCAAATGGTACAGTTTACTATTGACTGGCCTCTACAAACCTTTACTGGTACAACAATAAGTGGCCAGTATGACTATAATGGTTTTACGGCCATGAATGCTTTTCATAATGCTATTAGAGCTCATCAACAATTGTCAGCCACTCAAGGTTTAACACCTCCACCCATGAATTTATTATACTATAATGGTTTTTCTGGAGCCTATGTAGACCCTAATGGAGTTATTACTAATATTCCACCAATCCTAGTGGAGCAATGGAATAGTAGACTCAACACTACAGAATTTGTTAGTGCAGATAACTCTATGATAAATAATAACTTAACTGCCTATATAGATTATTCTCGGACTGATATTAATGGTAATCCACTGGGAATTAATCCAGTAGATAGCTCTCTAGTACTTGAACCAATTCAATATCAGGGCTGGATTCAAGCTGTAAGCAAACAGTATGATAGGTTTCAAGCAGTATATAGTATGCAATATATGATGAACGTCATTACTCCTATGCAGGATACTGTCAACTCAACTGTATATTACAGTGCAAATACAGTTCAAGGTATTTCAAGACAACTACTGCCTACTCAAAATAATGTGTTTAGTCAAGGTGCAAATTGGACTCAAGCTACAATTAGTATGAGTAATGGAATCAATATTGATGGGATCCCGGGCTAATGGCTACTTCCAGTAATACAGGTACCTACTTCTATAGTCCCGATGTTAAGGCTTACATCAAGAGTGCAGCCATTACTGACTCTAAGGGCAATCCTAGAATTCTAGACCTTTCTGGAGATATTATGAATGTCTCTGTTACTCGTCAAATTAATGCAACCAGTACTGCCACTTTACAGTTGTCCAATAAAGACTGGAAGTATACTCCAGGGTCACGAGATGATAACTATAATCAACCACTACCTATTGAAACTATGGACCAACTTGTTATCTTTATGAAGAGACAGAATTGGCTTCAAGTATTTAGTGGTTATGTAACCAATGCTCCAATTGCCACTCTAGTACCCGAACCTGTTACAGTTCAGGCAAACTGTACTCTATACAAAGTACAGAATACTTTCTGGGATGTTGGTAACCCAGAATTTCAATCACTAATGCCAGGACTACTACAGAGTGCAGCCAATACTGCCAGTAAGTGGGCAGATGGTGGGGCAGCACAAGGTATTGTAAATGTACTAACCCAAGTTGTAGGGTGGGATAGTAACAAAATTCATATTTCAGCCATCCCTGATTCTTGGACTAGTAATGTCAAAACAATTTATAGTAGTGTACTAAAGTCACTACCTCAAAATACTACAGATACTCTTATTAGAGCTCTTGATGGTGCTGGAATTATTGCAGGTCAGAATCTTATTGGTACTGGTATTACCGGTAAAGGTCAGGGTAACTATGTTACCTATAGTGGACTAAGTCCACAACTCATTCAAGCAGTCGCTATCCCTAACGGGTTCCAGACTTATGCTACTCTACCTCCAGGTGGCAGTAAACAACAAGTGGACTCAGAGGGTAATCAGGGCATTGTAACCGTAACTGTACCCGTGAAAGATGTACTTAAATACTACCATGTTGATGGTAAGAACAACCCCACAGGAGACTCTGGTCAGGACCCAGATTGGTGGTGTGTAATCTCTTGGCCATACTTTGTCAATAACTTTGACTCTACAACAGTTGCTGAAGCCATTAAATGGTTGCAGACTGATGGCTATAATGGAGCTAGTGGACGTCACTTACTACTTACAAGTGTAACTAATGCTCGTCAAGTGGTGGTTAAGGCCAGTATTGCTGGGTATACTGATAATAATATTGTTATTAGTAGAACTGCTTGGGAGTACTTAGCTGGTGATCCCATTACCACTAATGTAGCGGCCAATAATATTAGTCCTACTGGTACTGGTAACTACTATAGTACTAACTCAATTGTAGTTACAGCTGCCTGGGCCAATACCAATGCAAACGGTACAGGAACTACAGTTAAGGGTATCCAGGATACTACTAACCTTCAAGGTCAGTTGCAGAGTTATGGATTTGCTAGTGGACCTACACTTGCTGAACAACAGTTGACCACTACAACTACCACTAAGTCGGCAACAGGAGCTACAAGTACTACTAATAAGAGTTCTACTCCTGCCTCTACTTATACAACTCTTACCCCTAATAAGAGTTCTACTCCTGCCTCTACTTATACAACTTTTACCCCTAATAGTGGTAGTAGTGGCTCTATAAACCCAGTCTCTACAGGTAAATATGGTACTACTACTGCAAGTGGTAATACTAGTAATAGTATTGGTATAGCAGCATTAGCTTGGGCTCGTCAACTAACTGGAGTTCCATATAAGTATGGTGGTACTTGGCCAGAATCTGGAGGTACTGACTGCTCAGGACTAGTGCAATGGGCCTATAGTAAGGTAGGGATTAGTCTTCCTCGTAGCACCTACGATCAGTATCTAGATTATCAGTTACCTAGAAATGAACCTTTACAGCCTGGTGACCTTCTATTTATTGCTGGTGGTGACCCTCAAGGCAATAAACCAGGCCACGTAATGATGTATGTAAGCCCAGGTCAGGTATTTCAGGCTCTAGAAACTGGTACTAGAATTGGTCAGTTTGCTTATCCTACAGCTCAATATGAGTATGCCACTCGTCCTGCATTACAAAATCCCAAAACTCCAAGAGTTCCACTTCCACCTCCTAGTAAAACAACAACTATTACTAGTCAGATTACCAATAATGGACCAAGCTTTAATGCCACCTTTACTGCTCCAACTATTGACACTGAAACTCTACTATTCCTAGGCAGTCCAAGAGCATTTATTACAGACCAACCGGTTATGAATGCAGTTAATAATATGGCCACTGGTGGACTAAGACAATTCCAGAGTGCTCCTAATGGAGACTTTGTTGCCTGGTTCCCCGACTACTTTGGACTCTATGGACAAGCTCCAACTCTCAATATTGCAGATATTGAAATTATTGACTTTCAACTCTATCATGATGACACTCAACTTGCAACTCACATTGGAGTAAGTGGAGACCAGATTAATCTAGGTACCAGTGTTGGGCTAATTGACTGGATACAGAGTAATGGTATCATTAGTGTTCAAGTAGAGCAGGTAATGGCTCAACTATTTGGTTTCTCCAGTGTGGATGCTCTCAACAAGGCCTTTCCAGACTTTAGTAACCAATTCCTATTAAGATATGGTATGAGACCTCTTACTCAAGAGCAACCAATTATTCGTAGTCATGTTACTGAATTTTTCTATGCTTGGCAACTTTTTATGCAAAGTTGGGCAAATCAATACAGTGTTCAAGTACAGTTTACTTTTATGCCAGAACTCTACCCGGGTATGAGAGTACGACTGCAAGATCACGGTATTGAAGTCTATGTTCAAAGTGTAAGTCATCAAGGAGACCGTGCAGGAGGATTTACCACCACTGCACAAGTAACCTGTCCGGTATATAGAGCTCATGCTAGTGATCCAAACCCCACTTTTTTGCACTACGGTTACCCTAGAAATGGTAATATCTAATGGCACTTCAATATAACACTGCTAATACTGTTACTTTTCGTAGAGTCACTCTACTTAATGATCCCTATACTAATGAACTTACTGGGCTGCCTTGGGTTCAAGGTCAAGATAATAGAGGATTTCAGTATCAGATCACTCTAGATGCACTTCCACCTGGAACTACTATTAATAGTATTGCTCAGGGGCAAGTATGGTTTATTGATAATGAAACTAGTGCCTGGAGACTCAAACTATGGGCCGGTACAGTGGATAACCCTATTACTATTGCTAGTGGTAATCAGAGCGGTATTAATAGTTACGGTAATTTCTATGATACTACTACTCAGTCTGGAGTAGCTAATACTCCTTATGCAATGACACTCAATACTAACGTACAGAGTGATGGATTTACAATAATTTCTGGAAGTTATCTAACCAATACTTATAGAGGGCTCTATAATCTTACTTATTCAGCACAATTTTATGATCCCGGTCTTAGTGGCCAGGGCACTAATAGTGTCTATATCTGGCTTAGACAAGATGGAACAGACGTCCCTTGGAGTAGTGGTGTTGTATCAATGGGGGCTAAAAACCCTTATATTCTTCCTTCCTGGAACTTTGTAGCCTACATGGATGTAGGAAGTACAATTCAACTTATGTGGGCTTCTCAAGACTCTACTACAGTGATTAATGCACAGTCTTCACCCTCTCTTGGACCCTCAATTCCATCAGTAACACTCACTGTGAACCAGATCGACTAATGTACAAAACCCTTAAACTCAACGGAGAAGTATGAAAACCCTACAAGTTTCTAACGGTGATATCCAGTTGGATACCGGTGGGAGACTCAAGTTTGTCCTAGGTAGTAATAAACTAACTCAAGACATTGCACTTTGGCTCCAAGAAGAGTATGGAGTCGGTTACACTACTCCTAACTTTGGTAGTATTCTTGAAAGTCTTATCGGTGGTCCAGTTACTAGTGGTACAACTAGTCAGATCCAAGTAGAAATTCAACGTGTTCTTAGTCTTTACAGAGCACAACAAATTCAAACACTTCAAAGTCTTCAACAAGCATCACATCTTTCATACTATAATAAGTCTGAAATTATTCAGAGTGTAGGCAATATTTCAGTGTACCAAGGTACAGGATTTATTGGAGTTAATGTTTCTATTACTACACTTAGTAACTCTACAGTTGCTCTAAACCTACTAATTACTCCCAACGGAATTCAGGTTAATAATGGCTGATACTAGCTCGGTACTCAATAGACTTCTTACTGCACTATCAGTATCTGACCCAACCTGGGATACTACAGTGGGTAGTGCCACCTACAAGATTTTAGAATCAGTGGCCAATGAAATTGCTAGTGCCAGTAATAACTCTACTCTACTTACTTACGGTTATGATGTTACCAGTAAGTTTGGAACTGAACTTGACGCTTTTGTAAACCTATTCGGTATCACTCGTCAATTGGGTACACGAGCAATTGGTACTGTAGTGTTCGGTACTAGTTCACCAGCACCTCAAAATTATGATATTCCTCTAGGCACTCAAGTTTACTCGAGTAGTAATCAGTACCAGAGCAATATTGCTTTTACTACAACTTCAACAGCAACTCTAGCTAGTGGTAATACCGCCATTATTGTACCCGTAATGTCCACTCTACCGGGTAGTTTTAACAATCTACAAACCGGTAGTATTGATTCTATTACCACTCCTCTAGTAGGCATCACTTCAGTTACCAACGAGAATGCAATGTCTTATGGTACTGATACCGAGACAGATGTTCAACTACAGCAGAGATTTCTTAATACTGCTTTTAGCAACTTTGCTGGAACTGCAAATAAGTTTCTTAGTCTAGCTCAAAATAACCCTGCTATTACTCAAAGCAATGTAGTGGGTGCTCAGCAAAACTACGTAGAAACTCTACAAGTGGTTACAGTATTAAGTGGTACCGGTAGTTTTAACCTAGGACTACAAACTCAAGCTCAACTAATTGCAATTAGTGGTAGTACAGTGGCCAGTGGCTATGTAGGCCTACTAGAACCTAATGTTACTATTCCAATCTCTAGCACCACTCCACCAAATATTATTGCTCCCGGCAGTACAGTTACTTTTGATGGTACCAACTACAACTTGAGTTCTACAGTTAGTGGAAATGGTAATCTCAATATTGCCTATACCTATAGTGGTTCTGCTCCAACCACTCTAACAGGTACTAGTACCTATGCTGCTGTAGCTACAACTCTTAGTGGACTTCTCAATAGTGCAGCTCTTAACTATGGTAACTCAGTTACTGTTACTGTTACTGGAGCTGATACTACGGTTAGTGGAGTAGCACAAATTACCTTTAGTCAAAACATCCCTTGGAATATAGTGGTTACTAGTGGAACTAGTGTTTCAGCAGTTAATACTATTACTAGTCAAATTCCAGACTCTAAGTATTGCTATCCAGCCGGTAATGAACTAGTGGGAGTAAACTTTAATAACCCCGTTAGTATTGCTAGTAACTTTAATGCTCCTCTATTCACTCGAGGGGTTGACTATAACTACCTACAGGCCTCTGGAACTCCACCACTAGCTCTACAGATTACTTTTAATACCAATGCCGGTAATGCACCTTATACCTATACTGGAGCTAATGTTCAGCTTCAATCTAGTTATATTCCAATAAGTAGTAGAGTGACTACGAGTGGAACCACTATTCTCAATCCCAACTATGTAGATATTTTTATCAATAGTACTAACACTCAAACTATAACCGAGCAAGTGGTTATGGTTACTGGTAATACTATTGCACTAAGTGGAACCGGTGGTTGGTTGCAGGCCAATAACTTTGTACTAGCCAATAATACTATCGTACCTAGTGGTGGTTACTACATTAACTTTACCCAAAATCCTATAGCTAACTTTCCATATCAAGTTATTAACAATAATGCTCCAAGCTTTATCTCTTTTGGTAACTACAACTTCCCAGTTGCTCTACTTCCTCAAAGAGTTAGTCCTGCAATTACAGTTACAGGCACAGCTGGTAGTAATCAACTCTATACCACCACTAGTATTAGTGGACTCCAGGTGGGACTAGTAATTAGTGGAACTAATGGTGCTACTACAAGCCTAAGTGGAATTGGGACCGGTAACTACATCACAGCACTTACTCCAGGTAACCCTAATATTATTACTCTAGCCAATAACCTAAGTTCAAATGTAAGTACAAGTACCGCTTGGGTAGCAGTAATGTGGCCTGCCTATGATGTTACCTCAACTGCTGGAAGTATCTTAGATGCATCAGCTCCAGTACTAGAAGCCACCGACCCAACTGGTAGTTATGGAGCCAATTATCCTAGTGCTACTCCTAACCAAGTTGGAATCTTTACACATGATTACTACTCTGACGTAGTAAATATCAATAACCTGGCTCAGCAAAGTAGAGTTGTAGGCAGTAATGTATTGGCTCACCAAGCACAGTTCTTAAACCTAGTAGTCAATCTCTCTATTGTCTATACTAACACTGCTAATGCTATAGCAACCAACTCTGCTATTCAAGCGGCAATTACTAACTACTTTCAAAATATTCCATTCGATACTAGTGTAAGTCTTTCTAGTATTCTTAATAACGCCTTTAATGCAACTGGTGTTCAATCTGTTAGAATCTCTACTGCTACAGATAATCCAGTCAACTATGGAGTTCAGTTGGTAAACTTGAATGGTTCTATTAGAAAGACTTATACAAAAGATATTCTATTAGCTAATAATCAACTACCTAACCTCTACAGTATTAACTACACTGTATTCGGTGTTAACAACTTCTAATGTCTAACGGTAACTCTTACCCAATAAATATAAATCAGACACTGCTCTGGAAGACCAGAAACTTTCCAGACACTGTCTATAATTTTGACCCACTTGACAACCTTACTACTTTAATGTCTATCCTATTGGGTAATAGTGGAACAGGGCAGTTATCTTCAGTACAGTCTGCAGCAAAAATTACTCAGCAATACTTGACTTACTCTGACTTAGAAAATACTATTGGTCAACTTCTTAATGCTCCAAGACTGCCTAATGAAATCTACAACTCTAATGTCAATCCTTTTACAGATCAGTTAACTATTAGTCAGTGGCAAGATGTCTACATTAAAGACTCTAATTACCGTGAACGACTAATTGGTATGATTGCCGCTCTACTTAGAGGTGGAAATCCTTTAGGTATTCAAGCAATGTCCGAAGCTGTTTACCAAAATCCTGTACAAGTAGTTGAAAATTGGACTAGTGCTAGTGGAGTTATGGCCACTAATAACTGGTCTCGAGGCCTAGGACCCAATGAAGTTGTAGTTATCCCTACAGGTCCAGTTTCTATTCCAGTAGCTAGTGGTATCCGTAACGGAGCACTTAAGGCAGTAGAAAGTCTTGCTCCTGTAGGTGCAATTATTACTCAGATATCAGGAGTTGTAGATAATTTTACTCCTCTAACCTATACTTCAATCTCAGGTAACTCAGAGTTCTTTTATCTTACTCAAACAGTTACTGCAAATAATGTCAACATTCCTAGTTATGTATTGGGTAGTACAGACCCAACAGTTACTAGTCGTTATTGGCTAACTAATAACCAAGCTCAACAGGCTCCATATTTTGCCTACTTGCAGTCTCAAGAATCCTTAATTGATCTCACTAATAATATTTCAATTGTAAATGTTACTCCATATGCCAATGGTCAAGCCTTAGTGGTCTCAGGAACTACAACCCCTCTTGGTAATCGTAATCTCAGTGTTACTAGTACTTTCTTTGGAGCAGTGTAATGCCACTTATTCCTACTAATCCCAATCCCTTACAAGACTATGTAGGACCTTATGCTGCTCCTATGACTACAGATGGACTTGTAGTAAATGGAGTTTATGCAGTAACAGGTGTAGTCAACACTGTAGGAGCAAATACCAATAGCTACCAGGACCCAGTTACTGGACAGATTAGTGATATTAGCTCTCTTAGTGTACCTTTTGTAAATGAAGGCACTGTATGGACTTCAGGTATTGTTGATGATATAGTTAATACCTCCTATCAATTGGACTTTAAGTTTAATAGAACCACTTACATTAATCAAGTCTCTTTTAGTATGCTATCAGTACCTTGTTCTTGGGTGCTTTACCAGACTACAGTTAGTGGAGTAAACCAATTGACTGGTGGAATCATCAATAGCTACGATACCACCAATTATCAGCACATAAACATGCAACTAAATCAAACCTATCAGTTTGATGTCAATACCAGTCTAACTCTAGTAATTAACAAGA